AAGTGTCGTCTTGCTCGTAAATCGGTCCCGCTAAATAAATTAATCTCGCTTGTATCATCCTTGTACCTCCGCACACATACCCACCTTGCAAACCTTTACTGATTCTAATTTTATGTGACTAGGAAATCTGCTTTCAGATAACCTTAAAAATATGTGACGAGCAAGAGCTTCAGCAGTCGTCTTATCCATGAACTCGTTTAAATAAGAATGGTCAAGGTAACCTATAACATGCTTGCATTTCTTTTGAAACTCACCTTGCTCCATCAACCAACCGTATCTTTCGTCAGGCTCTCCACTGATGGTAACAAATACTTCATGACTATGTCCGTGGATAGTAGCGTTTTCTTTTCCGATACCGTCTAATCGGTGTGCAGCTTCAAATGTAAATCTTTCTGTTACTTTAGTTTTCATCAATCGTGTAAGTTATTGAACCAGACTCTGGGCAGGTAACGCTTCTTTGAAGTACGATGAGCGATCAGCTTGCCGTGTTCGTCACGGACATAACGCCCGAACTTATCACGCTTAAACCCGGTAATTTGATTGTTACTAAAGAACCAATCGAAACCCTCCCTAATTGATTTATGATCAATGCCACTCCAGTCAAATGGAAGGTCAGTTATTTCCTCGTTTATATCGTCCACGGATTTCCTCGGTTAGTATGTCTGCCTCTGCCTCCCAAAACAAATCGTTATTGCTCTTCTCTTGGGTCTTCGATTCGGTTAAAGAACAGGTAGTCGTGTATCTCTTCTTCATCCAAGTCTTTAATCTTGTCCAAGTGGTAAGCTCTTTCTTCTTCTCTCTCATAGTCTTTGTCGTATGGGTTTGTGCTGTTTAACCAGTTATCGTAGTTTACTCCGTTCATTCCTCTAATCGTTTGGTTTCGTCCTCCAGTAGCTGTTGTAAGGACAGGTAAAGCGGAAAGTATTTGTGGTTGGGATCAAGCTTGCCGTCAAACTCATTCCACATGATATGGTACATCAATTCTTCAATCATATCGCTCGGTTGTAATAAGGTTTCTTTCATAACATATCGTACGCCCATGCAAAGATCAGTAAGCCAGCTAAGATAAACATTCCAAGGGTAAGTACGCTCATAGTGGATTCTCCGTGTTTTGTCGGATAACGCCCTCTATTGTGGACGCTTCACGCTCCCTTGTAAACTTCTCATCTTGTAGCTCAACCAGTCGTTCACGGACACTTAAGTTATCGGGCATCTTATGCTTCAAGGACAGGTAATGCTGTATCAAAGCTTCAAGGCTTGCATCACATAAATCGTTCATGTCTAGGAAATCTTGGTCGGTTAGGTTGTTACTGGAAGTCATGCTCGATACATCTTGTGCCTTCGTTTTCCATGCCTTGCAAGGTTTTTTCGCAGACATCACAAGATTTACGGACAGGTACGCTTCGCTTCAGCTGTTTCATAACAGATTTGCATTGCTCCATGAAACATTCTTTGCTTTCCGCCGTGCCTTGATATTCCGGATGATCACGACAGCACCATATAAGCTGAGGAGCTGTGCTGTATCGCTCGCTATCTATTCTATAGAAGAAAGCAACCTTGCGTCCGTGGTGATCGGTTAGGTATATTGTTACTGACATATTGATTGCTCCAGTTTATTCAGCTTTGCGTAGCATTTGCTCAATTCATTTCTAAGCCAGTCAACATATGTCGGATCGTCTTGCCAGTAAATTATGGCTTCTTTTGTATCTTGGATGATTTGCTCAAGGTTTCTTATGTCGGATAAATTATTCATAAGGTCAGGTAAGGTTAGTCGGTTAGTTTGCAAGCCATTTTACTGGATAGTCTTCATCAGTTGACTTGATGTACTTACGAATTTCTCCATGTTCAGATAAGCCGTTATCAAACTGAGATTCCATTATTGGAAGCCAATCAGACGACAATTGAAAAGCATTTGAGCTTTCGCCATATTGATTGCCGTGGATGTAAAGAGCTTTGCCGTTATTTTGAAAGCAAAGTGGATTAAAGCCGATGTTGTAAGTATTCATTTTTTAAGGTCGGTTTAGGTTTAAGAGAAAAAGATCGCCCCAAGTATAAGAGCCCAAGCACCGCAACAGAACCAAGTCATGACTTTGCTCATTGCGTCCATTTTGGGAGTCTTCATAAGCCAATCAAGATCTGGCTCAGTTGATGGTCTATTGTCTGTTATTTTGATTTGTTTCATGGGCTTAAGCGGTTGCAAGTTCTACGCCTTGAATAAGTTTGTGCAAAGCGGTATACAATTCTTTCTTTGTACCAAGTGCGATAGTTTGACGAACTCCACCGCCTTCATTTGCCATTTCATGCAAGCCATAAGATCCATAAGCTTGATATAAATGGAAGTTGCCTATTTGTGCGGTAAGCTTGTCATTTTCTTTGATGTAAGGCTTTAGCGGTCTGTCCAGTTGTTTGTTAAGCTCGTCAATTAATAAGCGTATTTGTGCAAGTGTTGTTCTCATAATGGTATAGTGTTTTTGGTTGTTATTGGTTGTATCATCGCACCCAGAGAAAATTCTCCCGGGTGCAACGATTGGTTTTTTATTGGTCAAATTTTAGCAGATGATTCATGTAAGATTCGATCAACTCGATAGTGTTTGTCATGTGAGCATATAAATCGAATGTGTCGCAGATATAGCAAAAGGGTTCGTCCGATTCGTTCCACTCAATAGCGTGTTGCAAGGTTACTTGGTTTAGGATTTTCATAAGATATAAGTTTGGTGTTATTGGTTTTGATTGTTTGATTTAATACGATCTACAATATCGGCAAGCTTTAAAAGTTCCTCATGGCATACTTGCTTAGACTCTTTGGAAGCCTTTGGATTTGATAACACGGCAAGCATGATTTCAACAGATGCTTTCCATGTTGGCGTTATGTCGATTGTATTAGAACTAAGTTTGATGGTTTTTTCATTCATACTTTCACCGATTAAAGCTTTTTCTGATAATTACGAATTTATTTTTACGAATTTGAATCGTATAAGGTCTGCTAATCGTAACTATTAGCGATTGTTATTGATCGTTTGTGAGCGTTTCAAGTGGTAAGTGTGAGCGATTGTGAGCGAAAGTGGAACGCGAAAAAAGAATAAGAAATATACAAAGACGCATCAACGCATCATGATAAGATGATACGATAACCAAGCTTTGATCGATCAAACAACTGACGCAATCTGCCCTGGTCATCTGTCGATTTGCGAAAAAAATTAAGCTTAGTTCGTACTTCTATTGATAATGAACTATCGTCATGCTGTAAATGCTTGGTTATGTTAGTACTTACAACAACAGCTAATTAGACATAACACATATTGTGCGAAATGCTATCCCCTCCCCTATAAGAATCTTGCGGGTACATGCGGGGGTAAAAACTTCGGGCGTATATAGCGTAAGCCTCTCACATTTTTTCGACTAAATCTTTTTGGAACGTCTCGGATTTTTCTGCCGAAACCTTTCGAAGCACCTACTTTTGCTTGTTATCTAAGGCTTTTACAGCTTCTTGTATACCAGCGTCTATAGCAATCCTTACGTAATCTTCATCGGATGCTACCTCTTTGCCCCATTTAACAAGCATATCGTGGGTTTCATCTTCCATCTCCAGCCCAAGCTTCACGTGCATCTCCTCTTCCTCTGAAACGATCTTGATGATTGGTAGAGCGTTAGCTTCGTCAGAAGTGTGGTTGGATGTCGTCTGTGTCGGTGTCTTCTTCATTATCGGTGTCCTCTGTGGTTAGTTCTCCGGTGAATATAACATCATCTGTTTCCGTCAGTACTGACAGCTTACAGAAGTCTAGACATCCGGCTATGGTGTAATCGTTAAGATCGTATTCACTTTTAAATCGGTACACCAGCTTAGCTAATTCGTACTGGAACGTATCTGTTTGTTCGTTGATGTTCATCACAGTAGCTATACTACTTTATAACAAAGCTATTTACTAGTTAAATGTGAGATGTTATTGAGACACTTTTGAGACACCCACTGCGTACCGCTTAGATACTTACTTTTTAACTTTTAGGCTTTACAAAGTCCCTTCGGCTTGAGATTGTTATAATCAAGATATTACGTAGTATATATTGTATACGTATCGTATGTCTTGTAGATAAGCAATAAGCAACTACTGCTTTAGAGGTTATATTAGCTGATACTTGTTGTAGCTATTTTATTCCACTTCGTTACATAACGAACCTTACAAATACTACAGCTACTCCAGATCAATATACCAGTTGTTTAGTTAGCTCATACTTCGTTCTTTCGCTAACATCTCTAATACTAACAGATTGATAGGTGACGATTATAACTGATCCTTTTAAGGATAGGTGTGTCTACAGACGTAGACCTAGTAAATCTAAACTCTAACTTTAGGATTACAAGGTATAGCTATAGTTAGTGTATTTACACTAAATACGTCATCACCTTATATAACAGATAACTAAAGAGTCTTTATCGAACAACGTGAGTAAAGACGATGAGAACGATAGTGAACTATAGAAGCTTTGTTATTATAAGTAAGGAGTAGCGATAGCTACGAGTTACGACCAGAGGTAAGCTGTAGAGCTATTACTTCTTTTATGAAAGCTATCAGTAAACTTTGTTAACTCTTCTTCAAGAAGTTCTTGTTTTCTATCAATCATCGATTGGTCTACATCAGCAGCCATTTGCTGCGTCCAATAACCAACAGCTATTGATAGAGCGTCAAGACGGTCATCGTGTACCAGTGATCCTCTATCTCTTGTTATCCTTGATAGCTGATACATTAACATATATCTAGTTTGTTGTTCTATAGGATAGCTAAGAGCTGACTTGTAATCGTACGTTATAACAGATGGATCAACAATAAGACGATGAGAGTTAAGTACAGGTTCCAATACATCAACGATACGTAGCTCCTTTTGTTTGTTATGTCGTACTTCTTCTATAGTTACAGGATAGGTGGTACGAAACAGAGGTTTAATCAGCTCCATAAACATACCGTCTCCAAAGTTACTTTCTATGACTACCTTATTAACTTTGTTATCCTTTGCTATAGCTACCAGCTCCTTCAAGGTGTTCTCGTCGTATCCACCCTTTATACCACCCGCACTGGGGACGTACAACAATCCGTTAAGCATCTTCACTACAGCGTACCCTGTCTCGTCCTTACCACGCCCAGATGGGTCAATAGATAACACAGACCCGCTATACGGTATCATGTCTCCAACAGTAGAAGAGGGACGACGATAACGATCCCCCGCCAATCCGACATTAGGTAACTCTCTATCTGTGTTATCAGGGTCAGAGGACCACACAACCTTCTCAGGAGCTAAGTCTACATCTACATCGGATATTATAAGATCGTTTATCTTTAGTGGGTATCGATCAGCATCGCTTAGCTTTGGGTTCAACATGAACTGTAAGGCGTACCCGGTACGACCGTAGCTCATCTTCCGTTCTTCTAAGTCGAGATCAGTAAACCGTAAGGGTTCTGTAGAGGTACCTACTGTGTCTTCGTTTATATCGTCCGCTATAAGGGGTGCTAAATCGCCTCCGTAGTTGTTAGTAGCTTCTGTCTCATCTGGATACTCTGAAGGCCATATACGACTCTTGTAGCCCCTCTCTCGCAGTTTGTTATAGATACTGTCTTCACATTGAGGAGTACCGAGAAAGATGATACGGGAGGAGTCAAGTGGTTTAACGATAGCGTCGAACTCCTTTACTTGTTCATCCAGCTTATCTCTCATACCTTGGGTAGCACTGTTATTAGCTACCTCTACGTCGTCCGCTACGATGATGTCTGCACGACTACCTGTGAGCTGTGACGATATACCAAGGGACTTAACAGAGGGAGCGTGAGAAGCTGGAGCTGGTCCTACATCAAATGCTATCTTACTGAATCGTTGGTTCTCTGATGGCTTTAATCCTTGTAGTATAGGAATCTCTTGGATGATACGAAGAGTAAAGGTAGAGAAGTCATCCGATCTATTCTTAGATGCAGATACAACAAGTATGTTCTTAGATGGATTGAGTAGTAACTGATGTACTACAAAGGCTGATGTTATCCAACTCTTACCTACTCCCCGGAACGCCATGATAACAGACCGCTTAGGTCCGTGTTGCAAGTACTCCGCTATATCGTATTGAAGCGGGGTAGGATCAGGGAGGTTAAGGTGTTTCCAGACTAGGTATAGAAAGTTTCTAAAGTCCCGTAGCTTGGGCGGTATCTCGATGTTGTTCTTCTTCTTCAAATGGTAACGCTTTTAATTGATGATCTAATGCTTCTAAAGGCGTGCCTACACCGCTGTCCATTACGATATTATTGTCTTTCAACAGCTGTCTAGCTCCGTTTAAAAGAGCCGCTGAATACTCTCCAGTCTCGTTCATAAGATCGATGCTCGCTCGGTATGCGTTCGCCACCTCGTCATGCAACGATGAAGCTTGTTTGTGATCTAACATAATATAAGTGTACTAACTGTTGTTATCTTTGTAAACAAAAAGAGGCGGCTCCGAAGAACCGCCCCTTAATGATGATGAGCTTTAAACTATTAAGCAGTCAATGCTGTTTCAAACTCGGATACCGTACCTAACTCAGTACCGTTGTGGTAGAGGTTAGCGTCGAGATCAGCAAGACTTGCAGAACCGTCTGTTCCGGAGATGTCGGAAGAAGCAGCAGTTGCGGAGGTTGAAAGAACCTTGAACTTGTCGTCTCCTTCGTCCCAGATGAATGCAACATTAGATTCGGAAGAACCACGCTCAACGATGAAACCACCGTCATTCGAAGCGTTAGAACCGGAACCAGCACCTTTCGACAGATTCATGATCGAGTCAGAAACGTCGATGTTAGTGGTCTGTACGGAAGTAGTTGTACCAGATACAGTTAAGTTACCACTGAATACAGCATTAGCAGCAGAGATGTCACCACTGAACGAAGCAGAGTTACCGTCAGAAGCGAGGGAACCAGCTTGAGTTTGCAGATTGCTGATGTCTGTATCGTTGCTGGATACGTTGCTTTGAAGGGTTGAGATGTCACTATCATTCGAAGAAACGTTCGATTGAAGAGTGGAGATATCAGACTGAGCAGTCGAAACGTCAGATTGAAGTGAGCTGATGTCTGAGTCATTGCTACTTACGTTAGATTGTAAGGTAGAAATGTCAGAATCGTTAGAAGCGATAGCGTCAGCATTTGTTTTGATCTGAGCGTCAAGAGCGTTGTCAGCAGCTTGAAGCGTAGTAACAGAACTGATGTAGTTAGCAGAACCGTTAGCTGTATAAGCACCACCTGATCCAAGACCAGCACCTGCTTGAGTTGCATCAAGTTCGGACTGAAGAGCTGAAGTATCAGAAGCAGTATCTACATAAGCTTTGGTAGCGGCGTGAAGGGAAGCAGTAGGAGCACCACTGAGGGTCAAAGCCCCAGTCATTGTTCCGCCTGCGAGGGCAAGCTTCTTATCAAGCTCTACTTTTGTTTTTTGACCCAATTGGGTGAGCAAACTAGACATAATATATAATCCTTTGTTGTGGGTTAGTTGTGTTAATAAATGTATTAGCGGAGCTTATATCTGTCAAGATACCTCGGTGATTAAAATAGCTCCCGCCTCAGTAGTTAAGCTGTCTCCGTCTTCCGCAAGTATATGAGTAGCAGTAGGTACCGCACCTCCAAGCTCTACAATTTTCCACTCAGTTCCATCGTCAACAGCTATACAAGGACCACCACTACCGTCTCCATCACTGACATATATAATACGTCCTGATGTACCTGCTTCTGGTAAACTGTTAGCTAAATATGATCCAATTTGTAGGGATTGTGATATATTTACTGAACCACTAATCAAGCCTCCAGACTTATCAAACTTGTTATCAAGCTTGGCTTTAACCTTCTGACCTAATTGTGTAAGTAGACTGCTCATCCCTTGGTGTTATAACTGTTATTACGGAGCGGTCAAGGCATCAAGAAAGTCTTGGTAATCTCCCACTTCCTCTTCACGAGCATCTAAGAAGTACGGCAAAGAGTTCCACGCAGTCGTCCCGTCTCCGATCTTAATCCTGTTCCTAGCTGAGTCTAATTCGATTCCCAGCTCTCCTTCAAGTAGTACAGGATTCTCTGTCGTCCACTCGCTAGAAGTTCCTCGACGTAGTTGTATGCGTTTAGTAAAACTAGGCATCAGGTGATCCTCCGTCAAAAGTATCTATATCTGCTTCCACTACCGCTCCTCCACCGTCAACAGTAACAAAGAATGGATCAGTCTCAAGAGTAGTTACTTTACCTTCCAGCTCTGTTGCTTTCTCCTCATTCTCTTTTGCTTGGGCAGCGGATGCAGCAGAAATCGTACGTTGTTGAAACGCAAGAGGATTAGGACGTACTACAGGTCTTCTAGCAGGTCTAGCCATGAGTTAAGCCCACATCTTACAAGACCAATATCCAGCTGTAGTTTTATCTTTCTTTGCAGCACAATTATGACGAGCTAGAAAACTTTTCTTGTTAGCTGGTATATTCTTTTTAATAGGCATATTGGGGTCTCCAAATGTAACTTTTTTAGGTTTATCACCACTCCCCTTAACATACACACCAAACTTCTTAGACGACCCTTTAGGTAACCTAAACGGTTTATTTAAGGGTTTCTTTTTTATACTGACACCCTTACGCTTCATTTTTCCTTCTTAAACCCACGCTTCATATTAGCGTACGCTTTAGGTGTGACGGTAGATTTACTTTTGCTTCTACTGATGCCTAAAGCTTTACGCTTATTCATGTTCTCATACAGTCCGGGTTTCTTTTTCTTCATCGTCTATTTCCTCATTAATAATTCCATCATTCGGTCGAGCTTACCGTGGACCTCATTGATAGCTTGTTCTACTTTACCGATCCTACTTTCAACAGCAGCATCTCTTTCTCTCTGTGCAGCTAACTCCACCTCTATCTTTGTAAGTCGTTTATCACCAACATCTAATCTTTCGATAACACGTTTAATAATCCACCCGATCACACTCAATGCAATGACAAGAGCGGTGTTTAGAAAGCTGGAGAGGGAGTCGATCATCCGATTACTACTACTTTGATGTATTTAAGATCAAACGATACATTTGGGGTCATTGTACCAGTAGATGTTAATTCTAAATAACCTCCACTACCTAGTTGAAGTTCAACGGCATTTGTACCTAAGCTTTGTATTTGTGCGTTATAACCAACTGTACCGCTAGAACCTATCTCAGCACCACCTGCTATCAATCTTGAATCAGCACCAGCTGAAGTAGTAGCAACAAATACTTGAACTGTTACATCATCTGTTCCTAAGCTGTGAGTAATTGTGTGAGTGCTACCATCTTCTACGGTTTGAGAGTCTATGGAGTTTTGCCACCCTGTGCTGTATTTAGAAACCACCGCACTGCCATTACTTGCCGCTGTAACTAATCCTTTAGCATTAACTGTTATATTAGCGTTAGTAAACGAACCTACATTACCATTAACAGTAGCAAGAGTAAGAGTAGTATCCCCCGTAGCGTCTCCATCGTGTTCGGCATTAGTGACCTTTGCACTGTTAGCAACTACAGCTGCATTGTCAGTTACATCATCATCTGTAATATAACCAGCATCATTAGTGAGATCACCAGTATCAGTTGGTATATCAGGTTTGTTCTGGATATATGCATCGCTAGTATCATCTGTTTCGTTCCAATCTGATTGTACGTTTTCTTCCGCACCGTCTGCTACATTTAATAACGTCCGTGCTTCAGCTGCTGTAAGTTCTTGAGCATCTCGATCTGCACCGTTGTCGTTACCAAGCAATACATTGTTAGCAGCTACATTCTGTAGCTTTGCGTAGGTAACAGCGTCGTCTTCTATTGCATCTGTACCGATTGTATTACCGGGAGGAGGAGTGCCTGTAGCAAAGGAAGTAGTGATGGTGTCGTCTACATAGTCTTTAGTAGCAGCATCTAATTCGTCAGTGGGAGTACCAAGGTTAGTAATCTTATTACTGCCCATGTTCAGCTCACCACTCATCGTATCCCCAGCAACATCAACAAAGGTATCGTCTGTATACGTCTTATTAGTAAGATCATTACCGCTGGACGGAGTAGCAGAGGATGTAACTTTGCTAGCACCCATATAGAGATTACCCGTCATGGTATCCCCAGCAACATCTACATAGCGATTATCAGCGTATCCTTTGTTAACTGCATCGTCGTCAGAGTCTGGATCAGCTAAGTTCTCAAGACGTAAAGCATCCGCATCAAACTGCCCGTCAGTGTTCTTAGATAACGAACCACCTGTGATACCTTCTTCTGCTTCTTCAGCGAGATAACGATTGTGTTGGTAGGAGTTATCAAGTTCCGTCTCGGTCAGTACTGATCCGTTAGCGAAGTCAACGATGCCTTCATTAGCGTTACTGTCTCTCAGTACTCGTACCTTTACATTGGAAGCGGGAGCCGTAACAAATCGTACGAAGGTAGTGGGAGATGTCTCAACGGAGTAATCAGTGGTTAAAGTCTTGCGTACCCACTTGTTTAATCCGCCCGCTCCTTGTCCTTCATTGACCTCCACAGCAACGTGTGATGTCTTGATGTACGGAAATGAAAAGTTAAAGTCGGTCTCGCTGCCGTTGCCTGTATAGTCTACGTAGGTGTTAGCCATGATGTTAAGTGTATATTATTAATTATTGAGTGAGAAGAGCAAGTCCTTAGTCATTAACTCTTTGCATTTGAGGGTTGCTTTCTAGTAAATCTAATAAGTCTATATCTAATAACTCGCCTCTACCCGGTATAACCCTAAGAGCTTCAACTGGAGATATAGGTCGCTGTTCAAGGAATTGTAATTGTTTTTCACGGTTAACAGCGTCTAGTAGGTTCTCATCATCTTTGTTTACAAATGTTTCTAATAACTGATCATCGCCTAATATCTCTTGTTTTACATCCCTGTAGTAATCATTAATTAACTTACTCAATCTATTTAATCCTTTATTGGTGTACGCTAATGTATTCTCGTCGTATTCTTGGGTTGTATAATCTTCATCCCAGTTGGGGTCTTCTCTTATTAAATATAACACAGCTTCCTTGATAGTCATACCTGTGTCTTTATCTATGTAGTTTTTTAATCTATCAGCAAATACAGTTTCCAAATGAAGGCCGTCGTCGTTTCTCCAATCAACCATAGTAACATTAGAAGTAATTGTAGCGGGTAGTTTATTGGGTAATTGCTTAGTAAGACCATCGCTCGCTATTACAGCTCGTAAGTCTGTCGGTATATCTTCTGTAACTACAGTGGGAGGTTTTGGTAACATACGAGTTATAGCACTTCCCCATGTAGATTGAGATGTTTCAAAATCACCAAAAATATTAGATTTAAAGTTATTAGGTCCTGTGCCTATCCAGTTCCACATAAGTCTTTCTTGGAAAGTGCCTCCTCTTAAATCAACAGCTTTCTCTCCCGCCCATATCCGTTGAATTATTTTCCTAGCTTGGGCTGGCATCATACCCGCACTTGCAGCTTGTTTAGCGAGGACATCGATTAATTGGTCTCCTTTCGCTGTAGTTAATTCTTCGACTGCCTTAATACCAGAGGTAAGTGGTTGCTCTTTTAAAATAGATAACATTGAACTCTTAGCCACGGTAATTAAATCTTGATCCTCTGTTAGAATCTGTTGTTTTGTAGCAGATTGAGTAGCTTTTAACACACCCCACTGAGCTAAGTCTGCATAGAAAGCAAGTGTTCCTGCTGGACCTGCCCAACTACTGTAATCAACACCGCTACCTTCCTCTTCTTCGCCACCTCCAATTCGGAACGGTTTCATGCCTTGTTTGTTTCTTTGGTCTGGATTCATCCAAGTTAACGAACCTGTAGCCTCACCCTCCATTACTTTACTAACTACGACGGCTGTAATAGCGATGCCTAAAAATGTATCAGCTAACAATTCTTGGTTATAAACGTGTCGTCTTTCTTTGATAACATTCGACTCGCTTATTTTATCGTTCATTAGTTGTAACGTCTTAGCTCTTGTATCTTCATCTAAAACTTTAGAGTTTAATGCGTCTCTGTGGGCTTGTATGTCTTTTTGTATAACCTCAAGTTTTTTAGTATACGGATTAAATAATGCCATACGTGCTGGTATAAAAGGTAAACCCGGTCCTAGTTTAGTCATTCTATAAGCACCTCTAGTAGTCATAGATACAAAAGGAATGAAAAACTTAAAAGCAAATGTAAATGGATTAGTGTAATTGTTTGACCATTTATTTAGACCGGAAGCTATAATATCAACGTGTCTAGTATATGTGGTTCCTAAATCGTCTTTTTCTGCTGCAAAATAAAAAACATCATTTGCTTGTCTTACTTCTTCATTTAGTTTCGCTATCTCGTTGAGTACCGGTATTCCACCATCTTGAGTCCAAAATGAATCGTAAAGCTTTTTGGCGTGTTCATCTACTTCTGATTGTTTTATTTTACCATTCTTTAAATCTAAATGTGTAGCTTTTAAAGCTGAGTTCATCAGGCGATACTGCACATAAGGTCTCCTTAACAACTCATCCATTGCTCCTATACCCCGAACTCCCATTGAAGCCCCACGAACTGTTAGATGACCCAACTGCATTAAGTTACCTTTCATTACGGTCTTTAACATTTCATCTATTGCAGCGTCAGCTCTAGCTTGTGTTTGTGCTTTTATTTTAGCTTTCTGCACTATAGATGGAACATTACCTGTGCCTTGGGTTTTAATAAAGTCGTCACCTATCCTACCTCTGTTTGCATCAGTTGCACTAATACCTTCTGTAAAAGTACGATTAACAGCTTTACCTAAAGTATTTAGTTCGCTTAGGAATTTTATACCTGTAACAAAATCAATCGTCATTAGCTCATACCCAGTTTTTAAACTTCTATATCTAAAACTATTATATAAAAGATTAGAAAAAGGTTTTAATAACAAAAGCTTAGCCCACTCAATAATACCTCCGGGAATACCCGCTAACACTGAAGGTAGTTGATCTAACAATAACATACGCCTAGCTTCTAGCATAGCATTTCCAACTCTACCTATTTTACTGAGTTTACTGTTTTGGTTATTAGACATAAACCACTCAACATAAAAATCAAATATCTTTAAGTCCCTTTCTTCTTTTATTTGCTTAGCTCTAGCTTTATCTAAGTCCGCAACAGCTTTTCTTATGTACGCTTTAATAGCGGCCCGCTCTGCCATCTTCTTTTGTAAGGCTGTTATTTTAATAGGACCTTTAGGTGGTGGTGTAACAGCTGCTCTCATTTCACCTACAACTGCACGACCCGCTACATCAGATAACCTAGCTATATCCTTTTCGATTTGTAATAACTTCCTAGTCTGAGTTATAGCATCTTTATAAAATTTAATCCGAGCCTCTTTATCTTTAATGGCTTCGGTTTTTTTAGGGTCCTTCTTCTTTTTCTTAGATACTTGCTCTTCAATATTCTCAAATTGTAAATATAATTCCCGCTGCTCTTCTAGTTCCTTTTCTAGTCTATGCAGTTCAGCTTCTTGTTGTTTAAGTAATCGCCTAGCTTGCTCCTCTGGGTCTAAATCTTTACGTGCTTTATCTATTTCTTTAACACGATTACGAGCGTTGCTTTTAAGAAAAGCTATATCTTTATTAAGTTTTTCTAAATATCCTTCAGGCTTCTTGGGACCAGTGGGTTTAGGTGTTACAGCTTCTCGTTGTTCTCCTAGAGGTGCGGTCTGTAAACGTATCCACTCATCTCGTTCAGCCTCTTTCTTTTTTATCTGTATGACCTCATCACGAGCTTGTTTGTAATATCTAATACGATCCTCGTAATCTTTTATCTTAGGGTGTTTTGGCTTTGTAGGTTTACCTTCAGCATCTAACTCAACATCGTCTCCGAACTGTGCTCTTAATTCATCAAGTCTTTGTTGCAGTATATTTATTTTGTTATTTAACTGCTTCTCCGCTTTAGCTGCTTGGAAGTCTGGATCAAGTTCAAGTGCTGCTTTATCTATCTCGTTAACACGATCCTTAATCATTTGCCTAAGCATCGCATTCTTTTTCTTTTGTTTAGCAGCAGTTGATTCTGGTCTTTGAGGTCCTGTTGGTTTAGGTGTTATCTCCGCTCTCTGCTCACCTAACGGTGCAGTCTGTAAATTAGCTAACCTCGCTTCTTCAGCTAATCCTTTTTCTAATTCAATAGCATCTCGTTCAGCTAATTCGTAAAATTTTACCTGCTCTTCAAGTTCATTAATCTCAGCATCGTATACAGTGTTGTCCTGTGATTGACCTCTAGCTTCGTCTAAGTTTCCAAACCTATTCCTTAAAGTATTTAATCTATTCGTAAGTCTATCTTTCTTCTTACGTATTGCTTTTAATATCTTATCAGGGGCATCGTTATCTGCATCAAACTTCTCAGCTTCGTCTCTTTTCTTTTGGTACGCCTTACGTCTTTGTGCTGCTCTACCTTTATTGCTTGGTCTTATTTCTAGGTAACCTTGGAATAGATCGTTAAATATATCATCATCCATAGGACCCTCTAGTTGTTGTACTAAGGCATCCTCTAACATAGACAGACGCTGACGCTCCTTTATAGAAGTCTCACTCAACTCTGCTTCGTATTTGTAAGTATCAGCTTTCCTACTCTTAGCTTGTCCGGCTCTACCCCACTCAGTATCTAAAGGATGTTTAAGTTCATTTAATCCCTGCAAGAAACGCACTTCATTCAATGCTTCTTGTACTGTATCTAAATCTACATCAGCGTCTCCTTTAACAAATAAATCAGATAGCTTCTCTATCTTTTGTTGAAGCAACCCGGTAGTCTTAACATTTAAAGCATTTATAGCTTTCTCTAACAAAGGTCTCTTTAGTGTCTCCCCCGCTCCAAGTGTTTGGTATTGCTGCGTTAATTGATCTAATAAATCCTCCCGCTCATCATCAACGTGACGCTGTCTTTTAGGTGCTTCCTCAAGTACTACTTCTTTCTCTTCGGGTACTTCTTTTGCTGGGGGTTGTGCGACTTCTTCAGCTTCTACTGTTGGTTCTTCAGCTGCAAACGTAGGTTCTTCAGCGATAGGTTCTTCTACTATACCAGCTTCAGGTTCTGTTTCCTTTTTTAAATCCTCAAGTACTTCTTTGATTTCCTCATCCGCCTTTTGAATCTCAGGCTCAATGTCAACTACTTGCGGTTCTCCTTCTTCTATTTCAGTCTGTACTGTATCAGCATCTTGAGCCTTCTTAGCTATTTCTTTATTTATCTCTATAGCTTGATTATTCTTTTCAATCTCAGCTTCTAGCTCTGCAATCTTTTTATCTTGCTGTGCACTTACACGTTTCGACCCAGCTTTAAACTTTTCAAGTTCTGCTATCTTTTTCTGTAGACGAGTGTTTTCTGTTTCTAATTTATTTACGGAACTATCAACTATATCTTTTAATTCAGCCCTCCCCCATCTTGAACCTTTTAATGCATTAGCTATAGAGTTTAAACCTACGTTAGCTGTTCCCCCAAAGACGCCAGAAAACAAATAATCCCATTCATCCCTTTCTTTGTCGTTTATCCTAGCTTCTATTTCTTGCCTTAGTGCGGACTCAGCGACACCAATAACAGCTCCACTAACAAAAGTTTTAGTACCGTTAACTAATACCTGACCGCCCTTCCAGCTTGCATTGGAGGCTACATTTAAACGTAGCAACCCTTCAGCACCTTTAGTAACGAAACCCATACCGAACACACCAGAGGATACTAACTCCGCTCCTGATATATCACCGAAGTCAACCTTGCCGTCTCCATTGACATCGCCCATCGATCTTTGTCCGAAGTAATTAGCTAATGCCCATATA